GTGGCAATGTCCACAGTGAGAATATCGAAGGTATTGAAGTTCACACTTACGGACCTCACATCTTTCACACAAACGATGAGGATATTTGGCAGTGGGTAAATAAGTTTTCAGAATTTGTTCCTTATGATTATTCACCTAAGGCTATCGGTTCGGACGGTAAGATGTATTCTCTTCCGTTTAACATGAATACGTTTAATGAGATCTGGGGAATTCAGAAACCAGAACACGCTAAGTTGGCAATCAGTATGTCGGCTTCAGAAAATGATAATCCTCAGAATCTTGAAGAACAGGCAGTATCGTTCGTTGGATATCTTATCTACGAAAAGCTAATCAAGCACTACACGAAGAAGCAGTGGATGAAGGACCCTAAGGATCTTCCAGCATCAATTATTAAGCGACTGCCTGTGCGAATGACATTTGATAATAACTATTTTAATGACAAGTATCAAGGCATTCCGCGGCACGGTTATACGGAATTTATGCGAAGCATTCTTGATCATGAAAATATTGATGTTTCTCTCAATACAAAATTTAATAAGGAAGATTGGGACGATATTGCGGATAGAATTGTTTACACAGGAAAGATAGACGAATACTTTAATTACTGTCATGGTGAGCTTGAATATAGAACACTTCGATTTGAAACGGAAATACTTGACACGGATAATCATCAAGGTGTTGCGGTAATTAATGATTGTACACCAGACAATCCATGGACGAGAACAATCGAACATAGACACTTTGATAAATATTGTCGGTCATTAAAAACAGTAATTACTCGGGAGACTCCGGACGTATGGAGCCGAAATAAGATTCCATACTATCCTATTAATGATAATCACAATACTCAAATGTTTAAACAATACGAAATTTTAGCACTTAAGGAACAAAATGTAATTTTTGGTGGAAGACTCTCTGAATACCGCTATTATGATATGCATCAGGTAATTGGATCCGCCATGGCAAAATGGGAGAAAGAAAATGAACGAATATAAAGTGTGTGTTGTAATTCCAGCAGGAAGAAAGAGATATATGCAACTCTTGATTTCTCAGATACTTAAACAAAGTCACGCCTGGGATGAACTTCAAATTTGGAAGAATACAAATGTTCGGGAGGACATTGAATATATTGATTCGCTTCCATCATTGCATCCAAATATTCGAGTGGTTGAATCACCAATTAAGCGTCAGGGTGATTCCTGGGCTGGCAGCACCATTTATCAGTTCTTTAAGAATTGTCTGGATCCAAATACAGTCTATATTAGATTCGATGACGATGTTTGTTACATCGATCCATTTCTTATTCGAAGATTGGCAGAAAGAAGATGGAATGATAAGGAATCATTCCTCGTATCACCACTTGTGATTAATAATGCGGTCTGCACATGGCTTTTACAGGGCCGCGGTTTATGCTCCGATATGCCGGCAGTTGGTAGAAATTGTGTTGATGATATCGGTTGGAAGGATCCATTGTTTGCCGAAAGACTTCATCGCTGGTTCTTGACTGGTGGATATGAACAGATCAGAAACCTCGATCATGCTTATAAAACAAACGAAAGATATAGCATTAATTGTATTTCTTGGCTCGGTTCCAAATTTGCTGAATTTGGTGGAGTCGTAGGTATTGATGAAGAAACATGGCTTAGTCAGGAATATGTTCAACAAAATGGATTAATGAATACCATACACACCGATCTTACATGTGCTCACTTTGCTTTCTTCCCACAAAGGGATCACATGGATAGAACCGATATCCTTCAGTGTTACGAAAATTTTATAAATAGTCAATAAACACTAGGTGAGGCCCTCATGTTACGTTTTAAGCAATATATTGAGATCTTAAAGGAAGCCGTTAAAAAGAAGGCGACTGAAAATGAAGGAGAAGGTAAGCAAAATACCGAAGGTGTGTTACATGAGCTTTTGGTGGGCCACCATTTAAATGGTGGCCAGCACATGGAACACCATAATGATAAGGACGGCCTAACTCCCACACAAGTTCATGATAAGCTTAAAGCGTCAATAACGCCTGAAGCATACGATGCTATTAATAAAAAGGCCAAAAAGGCGGCAGATCATATAAGAAGTATTGTTGAATCAAACGGTCATAAAGTTCATAAGATTCATTGGACATCAAAGAACGGTGATATTGAACGTGCAACTGGTATTAAATCAACACAATCAGAGGATGCTTCTGATCTTGTGGTAACTACAAGAAACCATAAAGGCGAACTCAAGCACCACGGCATCAGTTTAAAGGTTTCAAAACTTAGACCATCAAGCCATGTTCCTTTATCAAACCGTGGACTTGAGGCCACTTATGGTGGTGATAAGATCGCTCAGGATCATCGTAACAAAGTTCTAGGCATGTACCCCGAACTTAAGAATTTACCTAACGATCCTAACTATGAAAAGAATGGTGCTGGTGATAAACGTAGACGCTGGGCCAAGGCAAATCCAAAGAAAGCGGCCCATATCAAAACTATGAATACTGCTGCTCTTCATGGCATCGCTCAACATCTTACCGACCATTTAAACAATGCGGGTCCAGCAGCAATTGTAGATCACCTTCGTAACCATGTTCTTTATGCAAAGAAAACACCAATGCAGGAACAAGGTCATGCACATATTCGCCATACTACCTATGGTGATGGTACAACTGAACATTATAATCCATCCGAACATTTTGAGCACATCTTAAAGGAACCTGAACATATAACAGTTCAAAGAAGTGGCACAGGTGTTGTATTTTCACACCGTGGTGTGCCTTTTGCCAGACATTCACTCAAGTTTAACTCACAAAGCGATCCTGTATCATCGATTAAGGGTGTAGGTAATACCTCAGGCTCAAAGAAGAAAAAGTAATGCTTAGATTTAAACAATATCTTCTTGAGTCTGCAGCTAGTGAGGAAAAGCTCACACACTTAGAGCATCTTGAGGATCACCCTATTAATGCTGGAGCAGAAGGCATAAAGCACGCCATTAGTAATCTGACCGCAGTACATCGTAAGTTGCGCGGCGGTAACAATGATACTCGTATCACAACAAAGTTTGACGGTTCACCTTCCATTGTTTTTGGTCGTCACCCAGAAACCGGTCAGTTCTTTGTTGCATCCAAATCAGCATTTAATAAAACTCCAAAGATTAACTATACTGAAGCCGATATTGAAAAGAATCACGGTCACGCACCAGGTCTAGTTGAAAAGCTTAAAGCTGCTCTAAAACATCTACCAAGAGTGACACCGCCGAGAGGTGTTTTCCAAGGTGACGTAATGCATTCTGGTAATGATGTTCAAAAGCAAGGTCGTAAGGTTTCATTCACCCCTAATACAATTACATATTCGGCACCTGCTTCATCGGAACAAGGTAAAGCAGCACAACGTGCTAAATTTGGTGTAGCAGTTCATACTGCATATAAGGGTGATACATTCGATAATATGAAAGCTGAATACGCACCAAAGATTGAAAACTTTGGTAAGCACCCTGATGTTCACTTGATTCCAGTTGAGCACAGTTTACAGGGTGTGCAATATGGCCGGGAACAACAAAGTCAGTTTAAGGATCATCTTCGTAATGCTATGAGGTCTGCTCGTGGTATTAATCATGATGCTATTATACCTCATCAAATTCCGCTTAAGACCTATATTAATTCCACAGTTCGCCAAGGTACTCGACCAACAGTCGAAGGCTTCATGGAACACTATAAGAATTCACTTCAAAAGAAAGTTGATGGTGTAAAATCGCCGAAGGCGAAGGAAGCTAAGACAGTTGAGATGCAACGCGCATTAGATGATGTCGCAACAAACAAAGAACACTTTAGTAAAACATTAGATCTTCACCATCATTTACAGAACGCAAAGAATGTTCTTGTTGATGCATTATCTTCCAAGAGTGATTTTGACCACAGCATTCAAGGTAAGAAAGCAAAACCTGAAGGGTTTGTTGTAGTCCAAAATAACCGTCCGACTAAATTCGTTGATCGTCAAGAATTCTCTGCAGCAAACTTTAATAGGCCAAAGTAATGAAAGCGATTGTCACTACATTCGGAAGAATGAATCCGCCAACTGTTGGCCACCAAAAGCTCATTGATCGAGTAAAGTCTCTGGCTAAATCTCAGAACGCTGACCACGACATTCGAGTTTCACATTCAGTTGATCCTAAAAAGAATCCTTTGACTTCGGAACAGAAGTTAAAGCATCTTGGAAGAATGTTTCCAGACACGAATTTTTCCGCGTCTTCAAGGGAAGAACCTAGTTTTATTCATCATCTTCGAAGCTTACACGCCGCAGGTTACACACATGTAACTATGGTTGCTGGTTCAGATCGCATTCCAGAGTATCAGAAGATTATCGACAAGTATAATGGACCAAATGGCGAGTTCAACTTCAAGTCGATCAAGCTACACTCTGCGGGTGAAAGAGATCCAGATGCTGAAGGTGTTGAAGGTATGTCTGCATCAAAGATGAGAGCACATGCTCAAGCCGGAAACTATCACTCATTTAGATCGGGTCTTCCTGATCATGTATCACATGAACATGCTAAAGCACTTTATGACGATGTTCGTAAAGGAATGAAGCTTGAAGAATCGGTCTTTCTTCGCTTTAAATCATGGCTGATGTTGGAGAGTAACTAATGGCACAGTGGCGCATTGATTCGCATGAGTATAAACAACCGCATAACGTAACGCTGTTTGATACAGTAATGATAGCGGATCAGTTTGGCAACTTAGTGGGTGGTGCTAATCCATCCGGTGTTGCTGTTGATGCTTTCGGTCGTGCTAG